ATCTATAAGTTTATCTGTTACATCTCCAACACTTTTTATTAACTGACCGGCAACTTCATATGCCCTAGGACTACCACCTTCCCCTGCTAATTCCATAATTCCATTGATTGCTTCTTGTCCCTTTTCAATTAATGAGTACAAATTTGCTCTAGTATACTCATAATCTTTTTGGATATCATTTTCTATAGGTTTAATTATTTCAATATCACTTGATTTTGTTTCAACTTCCACAATATCACTATCACTTTGGATATTGAGTGCTTTATCTATCGAATCGTAATTTGCCATTTTAATATCAAATATCAGTTTGTTGAGTAGGACTATATTCCTTAGAATCCTGGAAGAATTCTAAATTCTCACTAAATCCAAAATCATCTCCAGGAGAAACATCCATAGGATCGGGAGTTACAGTATATCTCATCTCTCTCTTTGCAATTTGAGTGTCAGTGCTGGAATAGTAATCCACCTGAACTTTACGAATAAGACCATCAGTAGTATCTGCAATTGGTCCGAAGAGATAAGTTTTAGCAGTAAAATTAAATGTATATATTAAAGCTCTTCTAGTACTGAAATCTCCTTCATATTCATCCTGGAAGGAAACACTATCTAGAACTATGGGTATATCTTTTTTCTCCCCAATTGAATCAATTAAATCAATAGTGATATTGTAAGAAGGTTGAAAATATGGCAAAATTTGCTCTACTACTTGAAGGGCATCATCATTCAATTTAGTAATTAAATTTAATTCAAATCCAATATTATAAGGAACTGGCATATAAACTTGTTTTAAGTTTGTTCCATCTGATGCTTTAAATGATTGAGTAACTCCTGCTTTTCTAACCGAATCATATTGAATTGAAGTCATTTCAAATGACATTCTAGGTAAAGTAATTTGAATTGGTTTATTCAAATTTGGTTGTTGTTCAATACGGGCAAGAAATTTTTGTATTGGTCCATATGCCAATGGAACTCTCAGATCGCTTAAAGTGTTACTATTATCATCTTCATGTTTAATATGAATTTCATTAAATAATGATCCAAAACCAATAATGGTTTTTCTTATAATTTGATGATAATAGTAAGTTCTTAGCATTAGTAATTACCAAATGGATTTGATTCTGAGAAATCTAAAATTAAACTCGCTTCTTCTTGAATTGTGTCGTTTTCTTGATATTTATCATGCAAACTGTTCATATTATACATTTTGACCAAATAAGTTGCGGAAGATGCTGCACCAACTACTATTTCGCCATCATAAAATTCTCCATCATTGACATAAACTTCTAAAATATTTGTATCACTGTCCCAAGATCTTACTCTGGCAGTTGTACTAGATATGGATCCAACCACAACTTCATTAAATTGATATGTCCCAATTCCAACTAAAAGTGGTGGTGGATCTATTGTTATTATTGGATTGGATGTGAATCCAATTCCAGAATTTGAAATTAATATTTGTGAAATTTGTCCATTTGTACCTATTTTTGGAGTCACTGATGCTCCTATTCCAGGTCCAAGTGTTGGTAAATCAATTGAAATATTAGGTAAAACAGCATATCCGACTCCAGGAGTACCAATATTAATTGTCCCAATACCACTATAAGTAGTTTCAATTCTACAAGTTGCAATTGCACCAAAACCGCCACCACCAACTATACTTATATTTGGGGCAAAACTATATCCCATTCCTGAATTTATCAATAAAATTTCTTTTACTGAGCGAACTCCCCCTTTAGTTGTAGTTATTGCAACTGCCTTAGCATTAATTCCCCCAATAGGAGCATTGTCTATGACAACGCTAGGAGTAGAAGTATAACCAGATCCATCATTATTTAAATATATTTTTTGGATATATCCTGTAGATAATGTTGCGGTTGCGGTTGCCTGTGTTGCTACCGGAATTAATTGTAAAGATGTGATATATCCTTGATCCTGAATTGTAGAATCAATTTCCTGAATAGTAGTATCAATAATTTCATCTTCATATTCGAATAATTCACAACTTAATTCATAAACATATAATTTTCCTAGTTGGTAAAAAGGTTTTTCGTGCTCTACAAATTTAACTTCAAATAATCTCTGTCCTAGTGGGAAATAAATCATATCTCCTTCTCTAGGTCTAGTTGCCAATTCTATCTCATCGTCATCCATGGCATCTAAAAATGGGGAAATAAAATCTTCAAATCGTTCTCTTGAAATGATTAAATTTATTTCATCTTTGAGACTTACTCCAAATTTTGATAAAATATCTCCAGATCCACTATATCCCTCATAATTATTCATGTATGCTTCCAATAAGAAGTTATCATCAAATTTAGATGATGTTACTTCTTTAATAATAGTTTGCTTTTTTATAAATTTTCTTGGAATATAAGTAACTTCTACTCCATAAATTTTCAATTGCTCATTAATCAACTCTTGAATGAGTCTTTGTTCTCCAGGAGATCCTTGTAGAAAGAAGGGATTTAGTGCCATTATCCAATAAAATCGTATGGTGGTAGTTCGTAATCCATTGCCATTCTTGATTTCAATTCTTCTAATTCTCTTTCGGCATCATCATATAATTCTCTTCCATTCAATTCTACGCCGCCAGGAAGTTTGACTCCTCTAAACTTAATTAAATTTTGTCCCCATTGTCTTTTAATTAAAGAAGTTAAATATTTTTTAAGGAAACTATCATTATAGACTTTAGTAAAATCATTGGGATCTAAAATTCTATAGCAATCTATAATAAAAAATGTTCCTGGTACTTGAGTTCCCCAATCAATATCCAAATACATTCTATTTTGTCTTTTATTAAATCTTATCTGTTTATCAGTTTTTAGAAGGAAATCAATATCTTCCAAATAAGTTTTAACCATTGCATATTGCAAAAGTTCAACTGAATTAAAATAATATAAATCATTTAGAAATAACTGATATTTGATACTAAACATACCACCAGAAATATCACTGGTATCAAATTTTATAACTTTTTCAATTCCAATAATAGAATCTGGAACTTGAATAAAATTTGAAGTTTCGTAAAATTTAAAAGTTGTACTGCCAATTCCGGCAATATTAGAAGTTCCGGTAGTTGTAACTATTCCTACTCCGGTAGTATTTTTTCCTTTTCCTCTGTCAATATCTGCCTGAGTTAATTGATATTTCAGATACATTCTCTCAACGCCATCAAAGTGCCTCTCGTAGAAGTACTGAAGGGCATCGTCTACCAAATCATCTATTTGGTCGTCATCTACATTAATCTCCAGTACAGGGGCACCTAGGCGCCTTAGACAGTAGTCTATGAGTTCTTGGCGACTATTTGGTTTCATTAGTAAGTACCTCCATCTATTGTATCTGACCAAACAGGAATTCCTGAAGTATTGGTAGTAAAAATATATCCAGTTTTTGTTATTGGTGAATTTGTGCTTGCAGATGAAACTAAAGTTCCACTATTATCAAAATATGCAACTCCATTAGGTGGATCAAAATCTCCAAATGCATAACTTATTCCAGATTGAAAAGTTGATATACCTGAAACATTTAATTGTGTTACTGATGCTATGCCACCTATAACATTGGTAGAAATTCCAGAAGTATTAGCATAAGTTGGAATTCCTGCCACATTTCCAGTCAAACTGGAAATCACCTTTACACTATTCTGTTGGCCTACTCGGACTTTTAATAAATTTTCGTCCGATACCTTTACTCTAATATCCGACATTATCTAGTTGCTCCCTCTCGCACTAAAGCCATACCTTCTATGACTCTAGTATTAACTGAATTTTTAGTAATTACTATATCATAGATATATCTTCCGGGTTTTATATTGGAAGTTATAGAATTTGATAATCCAATGCTAATTTGACCTAAAGCAGAATTAATTATTGAAGTATTGAAACTAATAGAAGTAGAACTAGAAGAATGTTTTCTCATTTTAGATATAACAGTATATCCAGAAAGATCCAGAAAGGAGTTGTTACTGGAACTTTCTAGGGTATAAACCTGACTAAAATCAGATCCGGCATTAATAACTATGTTACTAACGTATACTGCTGCCATTTAAACATACCATATCTACATTTTATTTATATTAATGTTATGGATGTAAATTTAAAATCACTTCTTGTTGAGCAAAATACAGTTTAATGTGTGATTTTGCAATATTCTTTAGTAATTCAATATCGTCACAAGTATCAATTTCTCTTGAAATTTTTTCATATTCAAAAAGTTTTGATACACTACTCAAACTAATTTGGGATGGATCCATTTTTTTCTAATAATTTATTTAACAATGATTTAATTTCACCCAATTCATTTTTTAAATTTATAATCTCTCTTTTCTGAGATTCCCTACTATTTAATGAATTTACATATTGAGTATATGAAAGTTCATCACAGTTAATTATAGCACCAGTTTTCTCATCCCGATATAAGTTAGAATACCCATCAACTCGTATCATCATCTTATTGCAATGGATCTTAAATCTTTAATTCTTGGAGGATTTGCTTGATCAGTTCCTGACATGACAATTTTAATTGTATATCCGGAGAAAGATTCAAGATTATTTGCGGTAAATTGATATTCTAGGAATTGATCTTCCAAACTTGGTGGAACAAATGCATCAGGTTTTCCATTATTTTTAGATGGATCAGTTACATTATCTGGATATCCATCATCATTTGTATCAGTATTTAAATTATCATAACCAGGGAAAAGTTCAAATGTAGGTTCTACTTCACTGGAATCTGGTCTAATTAAACTATAAAGAACTCTAAAATCTGAAGATGAATGTCGATATGCACTTAGAATAACTTTCAATGAAGTTGCATTTTGTGCCAATCTGACAGTATTTGAAACATAAATTGCGGAATGTGGATCATAAATTAAAGAGTTTACATCGCTATTTGATGCATAATCGGAAACTGGGGCATTTAATCTATTGCTATGTAATTCTATTGATGCATTATCACAGAATAGCATTGGAGATAAATTACTATCCTTACTATTTAAAGTAATTCCCGAAGTGAAAGATTTATTCGAATTTAAATAAGTTACTTCATTTATCTTCGAACAAATTATTCTAGTAGAACTCAGTTTATTTAATTTATTAAGTTGTACTGGTTCAAATCCATTGTCATTAAAAGATATTTCGGATCCATTTACACTAGTTCCAGTGACTGATTTAATTTGTGCGGATGCTGAAGTAGTAGATCCTGGAGTTATTATTTGATATGATGGAATAATTGAATCATATTGAATATTTTCAGTTGCATGTACATCATTTCCACCTAAGGTAGATTCTGACATAAATGATACTTGGGGAGTAGTACCATCAGAATTTCTATTTGATCCATTTTTTGATCTATCAATTTGCAAATAATAACCATCCAATGCAATATCCAAATCATCTATATCATGAGTAGTATTAATTCTTCTCAAAGATATTCCGTTAAATTCATATTTGTAAACTAAATCTCCGGATGGTACTGAAGGTAAGGAAGAAGTTGAATCTTGACTTCTTAAAATAGTATTTAAAGTTCCTGTTCCTACATCCTGATATCCAATAATCTCATTATTAATTTTTATATAACCAGTATTTGCGGCGCCAACAGGTTGTCCTTCAAATAGTTTGAAATTAGAAGTATCGCCAATTGATATTTGAGTATCGCTTGATAATAATGGTAAATTTAGCGTTGTTGCTGGATAACTAGATTTTACTCCACTTAGAATTAATTTATTATTTTTGGAATACATTCCATGGTCAAAATGATTTACTCTCAAATAATTTCCGGAATATTGATTACCTGTAGGTGTTATTGATGTGACAAGAGTGGATCCAAGACTTACTATTGTTCCGGAATTATTATAATAACTTAATCCCGCTCCTACCGATCCTACTGACTGTCCCTGAACACCAGAAAGATATAATGTGTCTAGTCCAGTAATTGCTGATACTCCAATTTGCGCTCCAATTCCTGTCGTACTAACTATACCAACTACATCCCCAACTGCATACCCATTTCCACGTTTATTAGCAGTAATAGATGAAATTTTACCATCAGTTGCAGTAATATCAAGTGTTAATCCAGATCCACCTCCAGAAATAGCATATGTTGTTACATTTGAAGATGAAGTATATCCAGATCCAACAGTAGTAATACCTACAGTAGAAACAGAACTTCCAGTACCAACAATATAACCATATGTAACAGTTCCCCCAACTTTTCTTCCAATACTCAAATCACTAATTAAACTTGAATTTGTAGTTGTTTGAATACCAATTTTTAATGTTCTAGGTAAAGTTGTGAGTGGATTTTCATTTAATTTTTTAACATATCCATTACTTTCATCTAAAGTAGGATTATTGAAATAGACAGTTCCACTAGTTGAAGTAAATTTAGCTTTATATAATGTAAACATCAAATCTTGATAATCATTTGCAGTCCATTCTGAACCATTTTGAGATTTATATAATCTACCAATTGCAAATTGTTTTGTATATCTAACACTTTCAGCATCCGGAAGAGTTTTTGTGTTTAATGTATTTTCTCCCATTTCCGCAATGAATAATTCATATTGATTGCTGGTTGGTGCCAAAATTACAATTGCATACTGATTTCCTGGAGATAGATAAATTGGATAATCAAATGTTACCTTTGTTGCAATTGAAGCATCGCTAGAAACTTGAATTTGATCGGGTCTTAAAGTTACAGTATTTCCAATTACGGTTCTTGTAGGTGTTCCTAGTTCAACTGTTCTTACCTGAACATTAACTGGATTATTTCCAGTATCTTTACTTGCAAAGAATAAATCAACTGCGGTTAAAAATACTCCATTTGCATCATCATTAGATCCATTAGCATCAGGTGCTTGTCCAATAGTACCACCAACACTAAATGATTGTGCCAGAGGATCAACGTAATATTCAGTTCTTGTGGTTGTTTTGTTTAATTGTCTTGTTTCCAATACACCTTCAGATTTGTATTGTGCCTCGGCGGAAGAAATTAGATTACTTCCAGGCAGAGGAATTGCATTGGTAGAACTTGAGGTAATTTTATAAGTTTTTGTTCCTGTACTAATTCTTACAGGTGGTGCAGGATTAGTATTAGGATCTCTTAGGAAGAAAGTTCCGACCAAATCTCCATAGTTATCAGAAATCAATCTTAAATCTTTAACATATGCCACTGCACCACTAGTTTGACCTACCAATATCATAGATTTCACCAAATATCCAGAATATTTTCCTTGCGCTTCTTCTGACAATGAATAAGTATCAATATTCAAAATTTTACTAGAAGCACTATATGAAGCAGTTAAATTTTCAGTTTTAATATATGGATTTATACTATAAATTGTAGTAGGAGAATTATATTTTCCATATTTGTGATTTGCAGTTGCAACTCTGAATTTAATTAAATCACTACCACCATAAGATCCAATTACAGTTTCTCCAACTTGGAATGCAGCAGATGCTCCATAATTTTGAAGAGTAGAATCGGTTGCAATTTCTACAAGTTTTGGTATAAAATCTACAGAACTATTACCATCGAAGAATTGATAGTATTGAGTTAGAGGTTTTACATTTGTTACTGAAAATTCAGTATTTCTAGATCTCATATAAAGTTCAGAACCACTAGAAATTAATATATTATTAGTAGAAACATCAGTTGTCCAATATAAAGTTTGTCTAGTTCCAGTTGCTCTTACCCAAATATGTCTTTCTTGTTCAATAATTTTATCTTGTAGTTGAATAGTTCTTACCCAACTGTCATTTTCTGGAGATAATTTAATATTTCCAGTATATTGAATTACATGGAATGGATTAGCATTTTCTACTTTAGTTGCCAGTGCTTGCTTAATCCAGGAAATTGAATCATATTTTAATGTAATTACTTGACCAGTTTTTTGAACATTAGAATCAAATAAAGGAAAATTAACAGAAAGATCTAAACTTTCATCATTTATACTTTCTGCTGGTACTAATTTACTCTTAATTGTATTTTTACTAATAATTGGTCTTAATTCTTTTGTTGTTGGATCAACTTCAATTTGAGAAAATTCTGAATTAATCAATGCAGAATTTTTAAAATCATCTACAAAAAATCCAGTTTTGAATCTATTCAAACCATTAGAATCTAAGACCTGTAAAGTTTGAGTATTTACTTCCAATAATGATAATGAAGTGGTTTTTTCTAAGTTTTCTACTCTATGTTCAATATCTCCAATATCTCTCATAGTATATCTTCTATTATCCACTAAAGATAACGTAGCATGTGCTGGATCATAAAGATATGGAGGTAAAGTAATAGTTCCAATATTCATTACTTCATCGACATTAATTGGAGGTTTAGGTACAATGGAAGAAATACCCTTTAAAACGACCAAATTGCCAAGTTTATCTAAATAAAGTCTATCAATTCTTCCAAGATAATAATTATATCCCACAAAAGAACTTTCGTTGGGTGATAAAATTAATTTTGGATCGCTGTTAAATGTTCTGGATACAAAATCAAAAGGTGAAGAACTTGTACCAGAAAATACTGATACTCTGGGTCTAAAATCTAAGGTATCGGATGCTCGTGTATTTACCGAACCAATCAATGGAATATCTTTTTCAAATCGTTCTTGTTGATAACTTAATACTGTAAATATATCTCCATCATCATTTGAAGCGACAGAATAATAATCAAATATGATTAAGAGTTTTTTGGAAGGTTCGGAAGCACTTTTATTCCTAATAATTTTCGAATAATCATAATATTGCTCTTTTTGTCCCTTATCTAAAGTATAATTATTAGTTAAATTGTTATATTTGCCAGGAGTTATAGTATTAATTTCGGTTTTTATATTTGTATCTTCAAATACTACAGATTCTCCGGTTAAAAATTTGTTAGTATTGAGATAAACAATTCCTAATGTGTCAGTGGAAGGTTTTGATACCACTCTAGCAATTGCTTTACTGGTATTTCCTATAATATTCTCACCAATAATTGCATTAGAACTTACATTTGCAGTAGAAGTAAATTTTACGGTATCTACAACTGGTGCGGAAGTATCCAGTGACTCATAAACTGCAATTACTTTTACTACATCTGGATAATTGAGAGAAATTTCTTCATCTTGAACTCTTAATCCATAATATTTGTTATAAGTTAATCCATCATTAATTGTGGAATTACTCGAACTACCAGATTGAGCATATTTTGATAAATTTACCGAAATTGATTGACTTCTACTATAAGTTTTTATTTTACTTTGGGTTCCATTTTTTACCAATGAAGCATTAACTACAATATTACTTTTGGTTTTAGATAATCCACTAATGGTAACGGTATTCCCATCAGTAACAAATTTATCAGAAGTTAGATTTGCAGTTGTTCCGTCAGAATAATGAATGGAGTATCTTTCGATATTAAATGGTTGGAAAGAACAACTTGTTATTCCAGAAATTGTAGATAAATCAAATTGCAAAACGCCACTAGAATCTGTAGTTTCTCCTGTAATTTGATAAGAGAATGCAAGATTAGAATCTCCGAGATTTACTGAAG